GCAGCGCGGCGGGCGGGCGCGGGCACTCGGGCGGGGGCGGCAGCGATGCCGGGGGCACGGTCGAGCACGCGCAAAGCAGCAGCGTCCAGGCAGGCGCGGCCCTGCGTAGCCAGGTCGATCTGTTCATGGAGTTCTCCTCGCAGGGCGTCGGCCTGCCGACTGGCGGCCGCAAGTTCTTCGGTCAGGGCATCCCCACGGGCTTGCGCGGCCTGCAGCCGTGCGGCCGCAGCCTCGGCGAAGATGCGCCACTGCTCGGCGTGCTCGCGCTGCACAGCCTCCAGCGCGGTCTGCAGGTGCGCGATCTCGCGCGCCTTGAACACGCCGTTGATCCACCCGCCGGCCATCGCGGCCAGGCTCAGCGCCAGCGTTACAAGCACCATCTTGGCGCCGCCACCAAAATGGTCGACCAGCCATGCAATCGGGTTCATGTGCGGATCGCCTGGTTGGTCACGATGCGCAGCATCGCGTTGATCACCGGCAGCCCCACGGCGATCGCGGTGTAGAGGTTCACCGGCAGAAGCGGCTGCAGCAGCCCGGTGCTCGCCTCCAGGGCCACCAGGCCGGCTGCGATCACGTTCAGCCAGATGGTGCGGCTGTGCCACCAGCGCTTGCAGGTCGCGATGTGGACGTGGTCGTCGGCCTCCAGCACGCCGACGGCGTCGGCGGCGTCGGGCTCCACCGCGTAGTCGCGCGGCGCCTCCATCACGCGCACTCCTGCGCATCGGCATCGCCCGCGGCCGCCTGCGGCAGCTCGCGCACCACAAGCACATGGCCGCGTTGCAGATGCACGATCGCCGAACCACCCGGCGGCAGCTCCTGCGATCGCACCGGCCGGTCGTTCACCTGGCCGCAGGCATCCACGTGGAACACGTCCGCGCGCAGCCATGCCGCGCTCTCCGGTTCGTGATGCGTCACCGTCACGCACAGGCTCACGGCAGCATCCTCCACTCGGTCAGCACGTTCTCGGGCTGCGGCTGCAGCCCGTTTGCCAGCCACTGCTCGACCGAGAACCCCGGGCACGCCTTGCGCGCCCCGGTGTCACGGTGCCCGCACACCCCGCGCCAGTACGTGTCCGAGTTCGCGTGCTGCAGCGGCACGCCGTACTTCGCGCACAGGTAGCGCACCTGCTGCGCGAGCTGGTCCCACTGCAGGGCGGTGAACTGGTCCGTGCCCACGAGGCAGATCGAAAGGCTGTTGCCGTTGTGCCCCCGCGCATGCGCGCCCACCTCCGACGCATGCCGGCCCGTGGCCAGCCCGCCGTTGGTGTAGATCACCCAGTGGTAGCCGATGTGATACAGCTCCGGGTTCCACTTGCGCGCCTCGTCCGTCTTGGGCGCGCGGCGAAAGCCGGCCTCTTTGTGCCAGTGGTCGATATCCAGCACGCTGGTCCAGCGCCCGTTGGGCGTGGCCGCGCAGTGGATGATGATGGAGTCGATTCGGCGCAGGTAGCTCATGCCCGCAGGCTACGCGTGCGGGCGAGGGGGGCCGAAGTAAAGCGGTTTGGGGTTATGCGGGCAGATGCGCCCTATCAGTCGCCCTTGGGCAAGGGTAGATCCAGCAGATGCGCCAGGGGCCAACGCAGCACGCCCACCGGTCGGCGCACACCGCCCGGCCTCGCCGAAGCCAGCTCGTTCTGGCAGATCCGCACCAGCACCCCGAGCGATGCCGGCTCGGTGGCCTCGAGCAGCGCGATGCGTGCTTCCCAGTCGCGCAGGTTGTCCTCGGTGTAGTCGCGCTCGCCCACGCGCAGCATCTCGGCCAGCATCTGCTTGAAGTTGCGCGCCAGCTCCGAATGTCTCCGGGCCTTCTCCCCGAAGCCCAGCACCAAGGACAGCGCCGAAACCACGGTGATCACGGCCGCTGCGACCGCCACCACCTCGTCGGTTCCGAGCTTGTACAGCGCGGCTGACCCGCCGACGATCGACACCACCTTGGCGCCACGGTCGCAGAAATCGAAGAAGCGCTCACGCTTCTGGTGGTACAGCGCCGACAGCTCGATACGGTACAGCGCCGCGTGGCGCCGGTTCCACAGGTAGTCCTGTTCGAGCTCGTCGTCGTTCATTTTTCCAATCGCTTCATGGGTGGCCTGGGTGGAGCGGGCGGCGCCGGATCGCGCGGAGCCACTTCCCTTGGCCGGTCTCGCACGCTCTCTCTGAATCGCTCGACATCCTCGTGCAGGCGCTTGTTCCCGTCATCGCGCGCAGGCGGCTTCGAAGGCTTGTCATTCGGCATTATGGTCAAACTCCGCTTTAGTGGAGTGGCTGCTTGCCACTACCGGATCAGCGCGCCTCTTACGGCCGCACCCTCGACGCAATCCGCACCGCCGCATCCGCCAGGTCCGCCAGCATCAGCGACATCTCGCGCGTCACCTTCGCCACGATCAAGAACAGCAGCCCAAGCACCACCCCGCCGAAGACCCCACCCACACGCGCCGCGCCCACGCTGTTCCACGCCCCCGCCAGCGCCCCGGCGAAGCACACCACCGCCAGCACCACCCACACCCAATACACCAGCTGCACCAGGCTGCGAAACGTAGGGTAGAGCGACTCCAGCCGCAGCCCGATGGCGAACTCCTGCACCGATTCCGCAGGCTCGTGCGCGATCGGCGGCGCCGGCCTGGCTGCAGACGGCGCTGCCGCCGGAACTGCCCCGGCATGCCTCACACCCCACGCCGCCTCCACGCGGCTGTAGATCGCCCCGCACCCCGGGCAGGCCTCGAGCGGGTCGCCGCTGGCGGTCGGGTTCGGACGGCCGCATTTCAGACAGGTCCTGGTCATCGCATCGTCTCCGTCAAACCGACACGCAAAAGCGCGCCCATCGCATAAATCGCTCCTGCCCCCGTGTCTTGGCGCCGATCGTCATCAGATCGCCCACCAGCACGACGCCGTTCAGCAGCTCTGCGAGCGTGTGCATGCGGGCCAGCGTGCGCGGTGGCAAGCGGTCCGCGCACTCGATCACCACCCGCACCGGCAGGCCCCCCGCCGCCGCGTAGTCCTGCAGTGCCCGCGCGCCCAGCTCAGTGCTGTGCCGACTCACCCCTGCATTGCGCTCGAGCGCGCGGACCAGGCTCTGCAGCGACTGCCCCGCACGGGCCTCCACCGCCCACACGCACACGCCCAGGCCATCCCGCGGCCGCTCCTGCATCACCAGCACCATGCCGTCCCGGGCGTCTGCCGCCGTCACGCCCGCGCTCGACATCCAGATCGGTTCTCTCATCGCATCCTCCGCTCATCGGTTGCCTACACCTGGCGCCGCCGCGCCGCATCCGCCCGCCATGTCATCACCCGGTCCAGCTCCTCGGGCGTAAGGCACGACGGCGCGGCCTGCATGTGCAGCACCACATCGCCACCCGCCACGTAATGCACCGGCCCGCAAAACTGCTGCGTCAGCCGATGCGTCCGCCGTTTCCCTGGTTGATGTCCCCCGTGGTGATCTGCTTCACATCGCGCCCGGCCACCGTCTGCACCGCTGCGCCTGGCGGCTGCCCCGGCGCCCCCTGCGTCAGCGCTTCCATCATCGCCAGCACCGCCTGCCGCCCCTTCGCGTCGAGCTGGCGCCAGCCCTTGATCAGCCCCAGCTCCGGCAACGTCAGATGCCCCACCGAGCCGGGCTCCGACACGGCCAGCCCATTCGCCGCCGGCGCCCGCCGGCCGGTGAGCACGTAGAGCACATCCACGCCGATCGCCGCCAGGCGCTCCAGGTAGGCGGCGTCTGGATGGCGCTGCCCGTTCTCGTACTTGAGCTGGGCCTGCTTCCGCACGCCTGCCGACTCCCCCATCAGCTCCTGGCTGAGGGATAGCCGAACCCGCTCCTCTCGCAGTCGCTCTCCGATACTCATTTGCGTACAAACCCGTTGACAGATACGCGATTGCGTACCATCATTCATTCACACCGTCACACCTCGAACGGCAACTAAAGCGACACGCGCCAACGTGCCGCCATCCCCCGAAGGAGCTTCACACCATGAAACTGCGCACCGCGGACGAAGCCCGCTCCGAGCTTCAGGCCAAGGGCATCTCGATCACCCAATGGGCGGTCGCCAACAAGTTCTCGCCCAACCTCGTCTTCGAGGTTCTGGGCGGCCGCAAGAAGTGCGTCCGCGGCCAGGCCCACGAGATCGCCATCAAGCTCGGCCTCAAGTCCGGCGAGATCTGCGCCGACCCCGCCCGCGCCCTTGAGCGCCCCCGCCAACGCGTCGCCGCCTGAGGCCCGCCATGCACATCAGCTCATCCGCTACCGGCAACGTCGCTCGGCTCTATGAGCTGGCGACCCCCGTTCAACGCACCGAAAGCGAATTGAACGAAACAGCCGACACCTTCAAGACCCGGCTTCGCAGCCAGGGCAAAACCATTCGCCAGTGGGCGGAAGAAAACGGCTTCCCGCCGCTTGCCGTCTATCGCGTCCTCAACGGTGTCGAGAAGGCCCACTTCGGCCGCGCCCACGACATCGCCATCGCCGCCGGCATCAAGTCCCGCAACGCCGACCACATCGCCGCCTGAGGCCCGCCATGCGCTTCCCCCGCCTTCGCTACCTGCGCCAGCAGTCCTGCCCCTTCCTGGCCGACCTCAGCGTCGACTACCAGGAGGCCTTCTGCGCCCTCACCGCAGCCCACGGCATGGATGCCGCCCGCTGCTACTGCCTCGGGGCCTAAGCCATGCCCGCCGACCTCGCCCCGCAGCTCGACCGCCCCGCGCCTTGCGATCCGGCACGTTCCGCGCAAGGCCCCGCGCAACCGGCTCGCCGCAGCCAGCTCGTGGATCCCCCGCCGCCCCGCGACGCCGCCCCGATCGAGCAGGACGAATGGGCCTACCTGGTCCCGTGATCGCCCCTCGACGACACGACCCGATTTTAGCCCGCCGCAAAGCTCTTTCGCACCTTCCAAACATCATTCGTTTTCGCCCAACGTTACCCAGGTCACATCCAATGAGCCGCCATCCCTCGAAACCCCAGCCCACCAGCCTGCGCGCCGCCTTCGAAGCGGACAAGGCGAACGCCATCGCGCGCCGCCGCCTCGGCGTCGAGCGCCTCGCCGAGCTCATGGCCACCACCCCGGCCACCCTCTACAAGTGGCTCGAGACCGACGCCATGCCCATCAACCGCCTCGCCGCCTGGGAGCACATCACCGGCAGCGACTGCGTAGTGCGCTACCTCGCCGCCAGCGCCCACCGCGTGGTGATCGACATCCCCCACGGCAGCGCCACCGGCCCGCAGGACGTGCAAGGCCTGCAGACCACGCTCAACCACGCCGTGGGCGCGCTGCTGGATTTCCATGCCGGCCGCCTCGACCGCGACGGCTGCATGGCCGCGCTCACCGGCGGGCTCGAAGTGCTCGCCTGGCACCGCGAGAACGTGCGCAAGAACGACCAACCCGAGCTGGAGCTGAACTGATGAGCCACAAGTACGACAACGCCGGCCAGCAGCGCATCTTGCGCGCCCTGCTGATCCTCGCCGGCAACGAGTTCAACGGCATCGCCCCGGGCGAGCTTGCAAAGAGCATGAGCGAGTCGCCCAGCACCGCCACCCGCGACCTCCACAACCTCAAGGAGGCCGGCTTCGCCGAACAGATCCAGGAGACCGGCCGCTGGCGCCTGGGGCCGAAGGTGATCCAGGTCTCGCTCGCATTCTCACAAGAGCTCAGCCGCGCCCGCGCCCGCCTCGACGAAGTCTCCAACCGCTACACCCGCCTTCCCTGATCAAGGATCCGAGCCATGGCCCGCACCGCACACACGCCCGTCATCCACGCAGCACCCGAGATTGCCCCCGCAGCCTATGCCGAGGACGCGCGCGCCCTCGACATCGTTGCCGTCGCCGACCAGCAGCAGAACGCCCGCGTTCGCGCCGTTGCGCTGCGCGTCGGCTACCAGCTCCCGGCCGATGCGATCGACCCCGACCTGATCCAGCGCGACATCGCCGCCAACATGCGCCGCAGCGTAGAGGCCTGCCTAGAAGTCGGACGCGGGCTGGCGGTGCTCAAGGAGGCCTGCCCCCACGGCCAGTTCATGGCCAGGCTCGACGTTCTCGGCATCGAAACGCGGGTGGCGCAGCGATTCATGCAGACGGCGGTCAAGTTTTCAAATGCGTCGTCAACGCCGCTTTTGAAAGCCGCCGGAAACCAAACCAAGCTGTTCGAAATGCTCGTTCTTGATGACGAACAGATAGACGAGCTCGCGCTCGAAGGCCAAACCGGCGAGCTCAAGCTCGACGACGTAGCCACCATGAGCGTGAAGGAGCTCCGCTCCAAGGTGCGCGATGCCAAGCAAGAGCGGGAGGCGATGCAGCGCCTGCTCGCCGACAAGAACGCCAAGCTCGACGAGCTCAGCGCGGCCAAGCTTTCCGTCTCCCCATTTGACGAGAAAGTCAACACCTTCAAGACCGGTATCGCGCTGCACTTCGACCGCCTCGACGAGGGCATCGCCCAGGTCTACCTGCTGCACGGCGCCATCCTCCAGGAAGACACCCAGTGGGGCGGCGACGACGAGCAAGAGCGCCTGATCCTGCGCCAGTTCTCAACCCTCTACGGCGACCGCCTGCGCCGCCTCACCCAGCAGATCGCGGAGCTGCGCGACCACTACGAGGCCACGCTGGCCGGCTGGGCGGCCGAGCTCGACAACCGCAATCTCGACCTTTTCCAGGCGGGGCAGGGCGGCGATGACGACGTCGGCGTCTCCGACGTGCTGGGCGCCTGATCGGCCAACCGAGGACATCATCATGGCCACCGCGCCCACCCCCACCCACGCAACGCGCCAGTATCTGTGCGAGCTTGCGCGCCGGCTCGACGCCGCCCAACACGGTGGCAAGGGCGCGCTGCTGGCCGAGGCCTGCGCCCTCTACGGCTGGAGCACCGGCAAGCTCTACACCGAGCTCGAGCGCCAGGCCGGCTGGACCAGCGGCCGCAAGACCCGCGCCGACAAGGGCCGCACCCGCCAGGGCGAAGACGCCCTGGCCATGGTCGCCGCCATGCAGCGCGGCAGCGTGCGCGCCAACGGTAAGCAGACGATGTTTACCCCGGTGGCCGCCAGCATCCTGGCCACCAACGGGCACGACATCGCCGTTTCCACCCGCCAGCTCAACCGCCTCACCCGGGCGCGCCGGCTCGGCGTGCGCCAGCAGGCCGAAAGCCACGCCCCGGTGCAGCTGCGCAGCCTGCACCCCAACCACGTGCATCAGGTCGACCCCTCGCTCTGCCTCGTCTATTACCTGCGCGGCGAGCAGAAGATCATCCGCGACGACGAGTTCTACAAGAACAAGCTCGATCGCCTGGCAAAGGTGCAGTTCAAGTGCTGGCGCTACGTCGTCTATGACCACGCAAGCGGCCTGGTGCTGCCGTGGTACGTCGAAGCCGCGGGCGAGTCGCCGCTCAACTTGTTCAAGTTCCTCATGCACGCCTGGGGCGAGCAGCCCGGCAGGCGCTTCCATGGCGTGCCCAAGGTGCTGATGTGGGACAAGGGCAGCGCCAACACCGCCAGCGCGGTGCAGAACCTGCTCGCCGCGCTCGAGGTGCAGAGCATCACCCACGCCGCCGGCAACGCCCGCGCCAAGGGCGGGGTGGAAGGCGGCAACAATCTGGTCGAGACCCAGCTCGAAAGCCGCCTGCGCTTCGACCCGGTGCACAGCGTGGCCGAACTCAACGCCGCCGCCGCAGCCTGGTCCGAGGCCTACAACGCCAACGCCATCCCGCACCAGGACACGCGCCTGCGCCGCAACGGCATGGAGCCCATCGCCCGCTACGACCTGTGGATGAAGATCCGCGCCGACGAGCTGCGCATCCTCCCGCCCGTCGAAGTCTGCCAGCACTTCCTCGAAGGCAAGCCCGTTACCCGCACGGTGTCGCGCGACCTCACCCTCACCTACGCCCACCCGCGCGCAGAGGGCAGCCGCACCTACAACGTGGCAGGCCTGGCAGGCGTGTGTGCGGGCGACCGGATCGACATCAGCCCGCTGCTGTTCGGCGACTGCGCCATCCGCCTGCGCGTGCCGCGCTTCGACGGCGAGGACTTGCTCTACCGCCTCGAGCCCGAAGCGCACGAGCTCGATACCTGGGGCCGCCCGCTGTCTGCGCCGGTCATCGGTCAGGACTACGCCCGCCGCCCCGACACCGACGCCGACCGCGCCGGCAAGGCGCTCGACGGCCTGCTCTTCCCGGGCATGTCGGCCGATCAGATGGACAAGGCTCGCCGCAGCAACGCCGCGCTGATGGGCGGCATGGTCGATGCCATCCGCCACCTGGAACACATCGACATCCCCGCCGCGCTGCCGCGCAAGGGCACCGACATCACGGTGGCAGCGCCCGTTTTCGAAGCCCCGCCCATGACGCACTTCGAAGCCGCCAAGGCCCTTCGAAGCCGCGGCATCGAGCGCGCCGACCTGCATCCATGGCTCGCCGCCGCCTATCCGGACGGCGTGCCCGCGGCCGAGCTCGACACCATCGTCAGCCGCCTCAAGGGCACCACCCAAGCCCCGCGCCTGCAGGCGGTGGGGTAACAAGAATTCGGCCCGGTGTGCGCTAACACACCAGGCCGAGAGGTGGGTAACGCAGGGCCAACTGCGAAACCCGTTTGCAGCAACAGCAACAACTGCACTGGAGATTGTACCGATGGAAGTCCCCACCAAGGGCAAAGGCACAGGCACCCGCCTCGCCACCCAGCCCGCCCCTGCGCCGATCCGGCTCAAGGCAACGCTGCTGCGTCACGGCATCCGCCACGACGAGGTCGCCGACCGGCTCATCCAGGCCGGCGGCAGCCGCGCCGGCCAGCCGCTGTCCCGCAGCGCCTTCACCCTGCTGCTCAACCGCGGCTGGCGCCCCAGCCACACGCCGTGGCCGCAGATCACCGCGGCGATCGAGACCTACCTCGACGAGCGCGGCGTCCCGCCCGACGAGATCGCCGAGATCTGGGACGAAGACACCGTCCGCCACCACAGCACCAAGCCGCTCAACACCCGCCTGGGTGAAGACCGCAGCAGCCGCCCCGCCAACGAAAACGCCATCGAGATCGAGCCCGAAATGCTTTCTGCCCAAGCCCGCCGCCACTTCAGCCTGTTCCGCGACCCGTTTGTCGACGACGTGCAAGGCCCCGATGATTTGTTCATGTCCGCCGATCAGCGCTATGTGCGCGAGGCCATGTTCCAGGCGAGCAAGTCCGGCGGCTGGTTCATCGCCGTGGTGGGCGAGTCGGGCAGCGGCAAGACCACCCTGCGCCGCGAAACCATCGACCGCATCAACCGCGAACACGTGCCGGCCGTGGTCATCCAGCCGAAGTGGTTCGGAAAAACAGTGCTCAACGCGGCCCATATCTGCTACGCCATCCTGGGCGACGTGAGGCCCAACGAGTCGCCCAAGCGCAGCCTCGAGGCGCTCGCCCGCCAGGTCGAAAAGGCCCTCACGGAATCGTCCCGCAGCGGCCAAAGCCACGTGCTGATGATCGAGGAGGCGCACGACCTCAACATCCAGACGCTCAAGTACCTCAAGCGCTTCTGGGAGATGGAAGACGGCTTCAAGAAGCTGCTCTCGATCGTGCTCATCGGCCAGCCCGAGCTGGACGAGAAGCTCGACGAGCGCCGCTACTTCGAAGCCCGCGAGGTCATCCGCCGCTGCGAGGTGGTCCGCCTGCTGCCGCTCGACAACCAGGTCGGCGACTACCTCAACCTCAAGTTCCGCCGCATCGGCGCCGACCCCGCGGCCATCCTCGACCCCGCCGCCATCGACGCCATCCGCATGCACCCCAAGCTGTCCCGCACCGTGCGCGGCAAGGGCGGCAACGAGGTCATCAGCCTCACCTACCCGCTGGTGGTCAACGCGCTCATCACCCGCGCGATGAACGAGGCCGCGCTGCACGGCGCCCCGAAGGTCACCGCCGACATCATCAAGGGGGTGTGACATGGCCACTCAACACGAAATCGAAATGGCCCTCAACCTCGCCGACCGCGGCGCCCGTGTGGCCGTCACCGCCGGCGAACTGGACAACGGCGACATCAGCCTGGTTGTGCAACTGGTCAGCGGCTGCAGCACGCCGCGCCGCGTCGGCCGCCTGCGCCTGTCCGAAGCCGCCGCCCTGGCGCTCACGGTGCAACTCGGCGAGGCGCTCGGACTATGAAGCTCGCCGATCTCCTCGCCCCCGCCTTCATCGAAGGCCGCGTGCTGCCCGTAGTCCTCGCCTTCGCCTTCGGCGTGCTCGTCCACGACATCGCCGGCGACGCCGAAGTCGACCGCGCCCGCATCCAGGCCCGCCAGGCCTTCCTCTACGCCGACCAGGTCCGCGCCCTGTGCGGCGCCGAGCCCGACCCCGACCGCGCCGTCCAGGCGCTCGCCCATCAGGAGCCCCGCAAATGAGCCGCAAGCCCGCCCACGCCCCCGCGCGCGCCGCCCTCACGCCGCCGCCCGCCACCGGCCCGCTCGACTACCGCATCCTCGCCACCATCGCCCGCGCCAACAGCAAGGCGCCGGCCAACGCCGACGATGTCGCCGCCCTGGTGGGCGGCCCCGCGGCCGACTTCTGGAAAGCCTTCGAGCAGCTCAAGCGCGAGCACCGCGTCAACGTGGCCATCATCCGCCGCGCCACCGACCCGGCCGAATGGCTCGCCATCTGGCCTACCGGCCTGCCCGTCAAGCACGAGACCTGGCTCGACCAGAACCGCCACGGCGCATTCGTCGCGCTGCCCGCCGGCGCCATCCGTCAGCACCTGCCCACGCGCCCCCACCTCGACGCCGATCCGCGCCCCGACCTGCGCGCCGTCACCGCCGGCCGCACCACCACGCTCGCCACCGAGCGCCGCAACCGCATCGCCGCCCTGGTCGCCGGCCGCCCCCTGGTGCGCGGCCTCACGTTCAAGGAGGTCGCCGACGCCATCGGCGTCAGCGCCAGCGCAGTCCACTACCTCTACGACAGCATGATCGAAGGCGACCGCGTCGCATCCGGCCGCATCCCCGGCGAGACCAAGGTGTATCGCCTCTACGACCCCAAGGCCGAGGCCGCCGAAGCGCAGCGCCTCGCCGCCGGCCTCCAGGGCCGCATCGCCGCCCACCAGGCCCGGCGCAACCCCAGCCATCAGGAGGCCGCATGATCGCCACCCACCCCCGTGCCGCGCGCCGCACCGGGGCGCTCCCGCCCGCGCTCTCGCTCGTCGCGCAGATCCGCATCGCCGCCGCCGGCACGTCCGACGAGCGCATCCAGCGCGTGCGCGACCGCCTGCTGATACCGCGAAACAGCACCGAAGCCCGCACCCTCCCGCTGCGTCGCGCGCTGCTCGAGCTCCTCGCCCACGGCGGCGAGCTCGACATCAACGCCCTGCGCGCTCGCCTGCCCGCCGACCTCGAGCACAACCACGAAAGCGCCCGCCGCCAGCTCGCCCTGCTCCAGCAGTTCGGCTGGGCCGAATCCCGCTGCGCCACCAGCCGCCGCGGCATGACCGTCGGCAGCCCCCGCGCCCGCCTCTACACCATCAACGCCGCCGGCCGCACCGCCCTCGCCGACGCCGCCACCGCTTCCACCACCGGAGATCACTGACATGGCCCGCAAGCGCCTTTCCGCCACCACCCTCGAATCCTGGTCCGACGTCGACGCCTGCCTCAAGGCCATCGGCGAGGTCGACCGCGAGCTCGGCCTCCTCGAAGCCGCCCAGCAAGAGCAGATCGACGCCCTCAAGTCCGCCACCAAGGCCGCAGCCGAACCCCTCCAGGCCAAGAAGGCCGGCCTCGAGCTCGCCATCCAGCAGTACGCCGAAGCCAACCGCGCCGAGTTCATCAAGGCCAAGACCCGCGAGCTCACGTTCGGCACCGTCGGCTTCCGCCTCTCCACCCGCGTCGTCATCAAGAACCTCGGCAACACCCTCCAGGCCCTCAAGGACTTCGGCCTCACCGGCTGCATCCGCATCAAGGAGGAATGCGACAAGGAGGCCATGAAGAACCTCCCCCTCGAGCAACTCCACGCCGTCGGCGCCGCCCTCAAGCAGGAAGACGCCTTCGGCTACGAAATCAAGCGCGAACTGATTCAGGAGGTGGCGTGATGGCCAAGGCAATCATCATCCTCGACGACGACGGCCCGGACGGCGAGGTCAACATCCACTTCCGCTTCGAGCCCAACGGGATCGACGAGCAAAGCAGCGCCCACGCGCTCGCCGCCCGTCTCCTCGGCACCGCCAGCGCGCTGCACCAGCCGGACGTAGGGGGAGGGCGCGTGATGCCCGGGCGGATCCACTGCGCGAACACCGAGCTAAACACCGTGCATGTCGAAGACGTCTTTCAGCTCACCAATGGGAACCGCTACACGCTCATGATCGGCGCGGAGTCCAAGGCTCCGATCATTCGATCCGGGAATACCGGCAAGATCTGGGCCATCAATTGGGAACAGCTGATACAGATGGCTCGCGATGCCGGGGTGGACGCCGACGCGGGGGGGCTCTGATGAAAGCCGCCCCCTCCGGCACCCCCGCCGAGCGCGCCCGCGCGCTCATGGGATGGAAGCCGCGCGCCCAGATCCTCGCAGACGGGGGCGACATCACCCGGCGCTGCGAGCGCTGCCGCTTCCGCTGGCTCGACCGCAAGCGCACGCACGACGAGCGCGTGGACTTCGCGTCGGTGTGCGGCCACCCGGACGCCGCCGGCGACCACGGCCACGCCACCCGCGAAAGCGCCACCTGCAA